CAAGATTTATTTGGTGCGATACCTAATATTAAAGCAGTTGTTAAAGGTAAAAAAGTTTATGATCCAAGAACAACAACAACGGCTTATTCAAATAATTCTGCATTATGTTTATTAGATTATCTAAGAAACAGCAGATACGGAAAAGGTTTACCTAATGATGCTTTTGAAGCAAACTTTCAATCTTTCCAAGATGCTGCTGATACTTGCGAAACACAAGTAACACCATATTCTGGTGGATCAAATATAAACCTATTTGAAACAAACGGAGTACTAGATACTTCACAGAAAGTTATAGATAACGTCAAAAAACTATTAAATCCTATGAGGGCTTTCTTCACTTATACTGAAGGAGTTTACAAACTAAAAATAGAAGATACAGGCACAGCAGTTAAAACAATTAATTCAGATAATGTTGTAGGTGGTGCAAAGTTATTAGGCGAGAGAAAGAATAACAAATACAATCGTATTATTGCCACATTTGTAAACCCAGATAAAAACTATCAAGAAGATACAATTAGCTATCCACCTAATGATGATTCTGGTTTACCTACTGCCGATCAACACGCAACTATGTTAGCTGATGACGGAGTATTATTAGAAGGTAATTATTCTTTTCCAAATGTTACATCAGTTTATCAAGCACAAGGTTTAGCAGAAGTTATATTAAGAAGATCAAGAAACCAATTACAAGTTCAAGTAAGAGTTACATCAGAATTTTTAGATGTAGCAGTTGGTGATATCGTACAAATCTATTATCCTACAGGTGGATTTAATAACAAACCATTTAGAGTTCTTGGAATGACAATCAATGAAGACTTAACAGTTGATTTACAACTCTTTGAACATCAAGATAATTTTTATTCATGGAGTACAAAAGCACAAGCACCAACAATCGCTGATACCAACTTACCTAATCCTTTATCTGTTCAACCACCAGCATCAGTAACTTTAGATGACCAACTTATTCAATACAATGATGGAACAGTTATTGTTGCTATGGATATTACGATTGGTGCATCACCTGATAATTTCGTGGACTATTATCAAGTAGAATACAAATTAAATTCAGATTCAGATTATAAAATCCATGCACAAGGTACAGGTTTAAATCAAAGAGTATTAAACGTGATTGACCAAGAAGTTTATGATGTAAGAGTGAAAGCTATTAATACTTTAGGCGTATCATCTACTTATGTAACAGCACAAAGAACAATCGTTGGAGCATTAGCACCACCTAGTGATGTTGAGGACTTTGCAGTTAACGTGATTAATGGTGAAGCACATTTATCTTGGACGGCAGTAAGTGATCTTGACTTGGCATATTATCAAGTTCGTTATTCAACAGAAGTAAGTGGTGCTGAATGGCAAAACTCTGTTAATCTAGTACAAAAGATTGCAAGACCAGCTACATCAGTTACAGTTCCAGCTAGACGTGGTTCTTATTTAATTAAAGCAGTAGATAAACTTGGCAACTTTAGTTCTAACGAAGCCATTATATCCAATACGATTACAAGTGATCTAAATGCTATTGTTACACAAACAGAATCTCCTAGTTATACAGGAACTAAAACCAATGTACTGATAGATGATAATAGTTATTTAAGATTAGATTCTAGTGAACTCTTTGATAGTGCTAGTGGTTTATTTGATTCAACAGATGGATTCTT